CGAGATGGTGTTCTGGCCGGTGTAGGCGCTCGACGTCGACTGGAAGCGGTACATCGCCATCAGCGCGGCGTTGAGTGGGGAGTTCTTGAGGAGCCGGATGACGACACGCCCGGCGTTCGCGGCGTGCAGCGAGTGCATCCCGCCGCGGGTGGCGCCGGTGACCATGCTGGTCTTGTCGTCCGTCATCTCGACGGTGATGCCCTCGTCGGCGACGCCGCCCTCGGAGAGGATCAGGCTTCCGCCCGGGCCCGTGATCGAGCACGTGACGTCGAGAAAGCTGTAGGTAGTGCCCACGGCGCGTTACTCCGTTCAGCGGTTGGCGAGCACGGCCGAGGCGACGAAGTGCACCGCACCCGCCATCTTCAGCGCGATCTGGAAGGAGACGGACTTGCGCGCGGCGCGGTCGGCGTCGCTCTGCGACTGCACGAGCGGCGCGTAGATGTAGTAGCCGGCGCTGAGGGTATCGCCCGTCTTCAGCGAGCCGAAGCCGGGGCCGGTCCAGAGACCGGGCGCGATGAGGCCGTTGTCGACGGCTCGGGCGCAGACCTTCTTGGCGACCGCCTTGAGCAGGTCCATGCCGGCGTCGGTCTGCGGCACCTTCGTCGGGGTCTGGTAAAGCAGATTGTACCAAGCCGTCTGAAGCTCGTTCTGGAACCAGTCGAGGCCGTGGCGCTCGTCGAAATAGTCGCCGTTGATCATCTTGCCCGGGAAGAGCACCGCGGTGCCGTTCTCGACCTGCGTGAACACGTTGACGTTCTTGGCGAGCAGGGCCTGGAACTGCGACTCGCTCAGGCTTTCCGCGACGACGCCGGGCTCCTGCTTGTAGGCAAGCGTGATCGTGGTGTTCGACCCCTGGAAGTCCACGGTCGCGGCCCGGCCGAACAGCGAGGTCGCCGCGTAGGGCGAGTTCCGGGAGAACTGGACGAAGGTCTTCGACAGGCCGAGCGCCTTCAGCTGGCTCGCGAGCTCGGTCGTGTTCGTGATGTCGAGGACGTTGGCGTTCGTGGTCGTGATGCCGAACGTGTGGCTCTTGTTCAGGCCCTCGACGAGGACGGCTGCCGCGATGACGTCGGCGTCGGCCGGCGGCGTGCCGGTGGCGACCTGGATCGAGTACCAGTCGTTCGAGATGTCCGCGAAGGTGGCGATACAGGACACGAGCGACTCGGCCGCCACGCCGACGACCGGCGTCGAAGCGTCGACCGAGGTCAGATGCATGATCGGCCCGAGGTTCGTGCCCGACGGCGGCGTGCCCGCGTAGCTGACGGACGAGCCGGCGCCGGTCATCCCGCTCTGCACGTTGAAGCGCTTGAGCACCGCATCCCAGGTCACGGTGACGCCCGAGGCGACGGCGGCGATGGCCGTCTGCACGAGGTTGGCGACGGCGTTGAGGTTGAGCGCCGTCGACAGGTTGATGCCGGTGATGTCGCGCTGGGTGCCGTCGATGGTGAGGCGGAGCGCCCCGGCCGTGACGCCGGTGAAGTTCGAGAGAAGCTGTTGGCTCGTGCTGAGGGAGGCGCCGTGCAGGACGCCGGGCGCCGCGGTCTGAGCCCAGCGGCCGATGTAGAGCAGCGCTGGCTGCGGCTCCTGCGCGAAGTAGAGGTTGGCGGACTGGTACTCAGGCGCGCTCGTCCCGAAGGTCTGCGCGACCTGATCGAGGCCCGTGAAGGGGCGCAGGCGCTCGCCGACGTCGATGACGTTCGAGGGGCCGACGACGAGGCTAGCGCCGAAGTTGCGGGTCGGCGCGGCGGTCGGATTGATGGAGACGTCGACCCGGACGAAGTCGGAGACGTTGAGCCCAGTTGCCATGTTCAGGTCTCCGGAGCCTCGACCGGCGTCTCGATGATCGTCCCGCTGTCCGCGTGGACGGTGCCGACACCCTTGAGGACGTTCAGGATCGGGTAGATGCGCTCGACCCGACGGCGCAGACGGAAGATGAGATCGGCGCGGCGGCGCGTGCGGGTGTTCATGATGGAAGGCACGCGCCGGACTGGATCGACGTCGTAGAGGGCCATGCCCATCCGGGTCAGATCCTCGCGGTTCTGGGCGATGGAGAGGCCGTCGCGCATCAGGCTCGCGTAGCCGTCGCCCTTCGGGCCGTAGAAGCTCGCCAGGGCAGTGACGGTCTCATGGGCGATGAGGATTGTGCTGCCGTCGCCGGCGCTGCGGTGGATCTGTGCGGGCTGATCGTCCCGCATCGTGTCGGTGACGCCGACGGCGCACCAGGTGGTGCCGATCGACGGGATGCGCGGCCGCTCCTCGCCGAGATCGTCGTTCGGCTGCCAGCGCGCCCGGACCCAATCGCCGGGCAGGCCCGTCAGGCCCACGACGAGAGCCTGTAGCACCTGATCGAGGTCGAGGTCGGTGGCCGGCGCCGGCGATGTGGGCGCGAGGTAACCGCCGGTCGCAGAGGTGTTAGCCGAGGTAGCCATCCGGAGGCTCGGTCTCCGAGGGGTTGTTATCGGCGAGCTTGCAGAGCGCCTTCACGTACCCGTCCCCGAACTGCCAGGGCTGGGCGTTCACGACCGTGTAGGTGCCGGGCCCGCCGTTGCCCCACTGGATGCGGTCGGCGGCCCGTTCGAGGCCGCCGGTGCTGAGCGGAAAGCGGGTGTAGATCGTGATCGCGCCGTCGAGCGCGTCGCCCTCGCCGAGTTGCACGAGGTCTCGGCCACCGTCCGGGCTCACGACGCCGGTGAAGTCCTGCCAGCCGCCGACCGCGGTGACGGTCCCGTCGGCACGAGGGTCCAGAGCCGTACAGAACACCCGCAGGCTCGTGTCCTGGAAGTCCGGGTCGTCGAGGACGTCGGTGACGTCGAGGCCGGGCAGCAAGTCAGTGCACCGCCAAGAAGGAGGCCACCAAAAACAGAACCGCAAAGCCGAGTATGCCGACGAGCAAAGGATCCATCCTAGCGCCCCTTCCCGCGGATCACGTAGGTGTAGGCGGCCCGCAGCGCCCCAGTGTCGGTCAGCGGCTTCTCGCCCTTGCGGCCGCGAGCCCTGCGCCGCGCCAGGGTGCGGGGCGAGAGCGGTACGAAGGGACCTTCGGTGATCTTGGCGCGGATCGCGTTCTGCGCGAGGAGGCCGACCGTGTGATAGGCCTTGGTGACCGCGCCGCTGTCCCCGTCGATCGCCGCCGTGCCCGCGGTCCTGAGCCGCGAAACGGCCTGAGGCAGGACCGCCTGCACCCCCGGCAGAAGGTGCGGCCGCGCCGGGATGTTGCGCTCGGGCAGGCCGAACTCCATCGCGTATCCGATGGTCGCGTTGTTCGGTGGCTGCGGCTCGCCGGCCTCGGCCGCACGGTCGGCGGTCTCTGCAGGGATGCCGACAAGGAGCTTGGTCTTCACGAGATCGGCGACTGCGGACAGGACGGCCTCGGTGCGATCCTTCTTGACGACGAGGGGCATCAGACGAACCGTCGTCCGAAGCGCACGGCGAGCACCGCCGGATGGACGCTGTAGCGCGGCCCCGTCGCCATGGACCGGAGCAAGCCGTAGAGGCGCTGTCCGTATGGCGTCGCATTGTAGGGCCCGGCGCCGGCATAGGCCGTCAGCGAGACGTCCATGCTCTTGGAGACGCCCCCGACCGATTTCGACGTTACCGGCGCCAGGGATAGCCCGGCCGCCCCGCCGACGCCGGCATTGGCCGCGCGCGCCGACAGGACGATGTTGTGCGCGACGAAGAGCAGGACAGCGAGAGTGTAAGACGCGCCGAGACGCGTCTCACTGTAGAGCTTCGTCGCCTGCTGAAGCCAGAAGTCGATCTGGGTCTGCGGATAGACCGTCTCGTTGCCGAACTCCGGAAAGGCCGCGACGAGATCCGCTCTGGTGATCGCCACGGCCCTTAACTCCTCAGACCCGTGCGGGACGGCCAGGGCGACGCGGCGCGGAAGGGTTGTCGCCGACCTGCGAGCGCGGGCTGTCGTCATTCGGCTCGTCGCTGTTGGCGGCCATGGCGTCGGAGCTGAGCGGCGCCTCCTCGGTCTCGCCGCTGCCCTCGCCCGCGAGCTTGTTGTTGGCGCGGTCCTTCGTCAGGCGCTCCAGCGCCGGCTCGTGGCCGAACTCGATCTCCCCGGGCTCGTAATCGTCGTCGACCTCGCGGACGAGGCCATTGGCGAGCCAGTCGTGGTCCGGGTTGCCTTTCTTCCAGGCCGCGAAGGCTTCCGCGTCGACGCTGGCCACGGTATCCTGACCTGGATGGCCCGCGCCCGGCACGGTGAAGGCGACCGGCGCGGGGCCGACGCCGGGGCGCTCCGGATCGGCCGGCGGCCCGATGAGCGAGACGGCCATCGGCAGGCGGCTCGCGATCTTGATCATCTTGCGCTCGGCCATGGCTACTTCTCCGCCGTCTTGATGGATCGGAACTCGGTGGGAAGGTCGCGCGGATTGACCGGCTCCATCCCGCAGAGGCCTGCCTTGCCCTCACGGGCCATGCCCCGGGCCCGGTCGTCGCTCGACGCGGCGAAGATGAAGCCCTTCTTGACCGCATCGAGCTCGCGGTTCTGCGCGAGCCATCGATCAAAGAAGTCGCGGTCGACGCCGGGCGTCAGGCCGTAGCCGCCGGCGTGCGGGGCGAACTCGACCTCCTCGGACGGGTTCACCGGCCGCGCGCTGCCGGCAACGGTGATCGCCCTGCCGGTGCGCACGGCGATCTCGTACTCGCGGTAGCCGCCGCCCATGACGGGCTCGGACCGCTTCACCATGGTCTGCTCCTGCAGGACGAGGCCGTGCGGGAGCTTGCATGCGACGGTGACGGTGCCGGGCATCGCTCAGACCCCCACCATCTGGGCGCAGGCGAGCGGGTAGCGGATGATCGCTCCCCAGCTGCCCGCCGTCTTCTTCTGCGCGTAGGCGGAGAGGTTGCGCACGATGCCATGGTCGCGCAGCTTCTCGTTGAAGGCGCAGTACCCCACGTCCTTGCCGTCGAACGACCTCGCCCAGAGCTGCACGACCTCGCCCGCCACCGTGGAGTAGCGGTAGGAGGTCTCGACCTCGAGGTTCGGGAAGTTCTTCTTGATGAGGTCCGCGACGCCGACGCCGAACGAGTTGACGGCGGTGAGGCCCATCTGCGCACTCGGAGAGAGAGCCAGGATGAGCGGGTCGCTCATCTTCACGCGGCCGGCCGTCTGCGCGACGATCTTGGAGAACAGCGCCTGGAAGTCGGCGTAGACCTCGTTCGCGGTCGCGACGACGGCGCCGTTGTTGACCCACTTCACGCCGCCGGCGGCCTTGGTGCTCGGGGTGAGCGCGGCCGAGAGCGACGGATCGTTGAGCAGGCCGTAGTTCTGCAGGCCCGCCACGCCGAAGTGGTAGGTGTAGTCCTGGAACTTGTCGAGCGTCGACGCCGCCGAGGTCTGAAGCTCCGCGACCCAGTTGAGGCGCGCGAGGCCGGCCCGCTCGATCTGCAGGTCGCCGTACTCGATGATGGTCTGGAAGAGGTACGACTGGCGCTGCGGCCAGGCGGCGTTGACGTTGGAGACGCCGTTCGCGTTCCAATCGCCGTAGGACGACACCTCGCCCGTGTTCTCGATCACCGAGAA